TAAGTCTGGTAATCCTTCAACACAGGGGCCAAAGGCTACGGGAGAACGCTATCTTCCTAAGAGTGCTAGGGATTCTTTATCCTCAGCAGAGTATAGTGCTACTTCCGCAAAGAAAAAAGAAGATACAAAAAAAGGCAAGCAATTTTCAAAGCAACCTAAAAAGATTGCAAAGAAAACTGCTCGCCACAGGGCTAATACAGGCGGTCTAATTACATCTGCAATGGATGTCAGCAAACCCTGTTAATAGCATCTATCTCTGACTCTAATTTAACGTGTATATCCCCCGTAATTTCTTTAAAGGATCTAATAGCCGCACGAATTAATACTTGAGCTTCTTCTTCCTTGAAGGCTTTGGGTATATGTTCATCCGGTAATTCAGTTTGCTCAGTCATTATCAAGCCTTCTGAATCTACTAGTACACGGAAGCCTATTATTGTTGCATCTTTTAACGACATCAGAGTTCGCAAGCCCCGCCAACACAGGCTAGTGTTTGCGCTCCTTCAGTGAAGTCATCTGCTTCATTAAGATCCCAACCAAAGGCTGTCGGAAAATCTTTTACCATTTCAGCATATTCATCTTCTGTGATCTGCTCATATGGGGCTTGAGCATAAGTGTGGTTGTCATAAGGTAAGAAACTAATACCAGAGATTGTATCAAAGTTATTATATACCCAATTACCAATCTGAAGGAAGTCAGAGTCCCGATAGTACACAGTAATGCTGGGCTTATGTTCACACCAGTGTTCTTGATATGCGGCCCATAGCTCTAGCTGTTCCATTCCTGTCTGCTCTGAGGCGAACACAGCGCCTTCTGGAGCCTTCTTAGGAAAGGAGAATACCTTAGTACTAGGTGAGAAGTTATCCATCTCACAAGGCACTCCAGCGTCTTCTAAGACAGCACACAGAGGGTCACGCATATCTGCTCTAACACGACGAATATAGAAAGGGGCATAGCGTCCATGTATGCCTGACGCAGAATCTACCATCTGGGAAACAGTTCCGCTAGGTTTAACGCAAGTTATAGCGGCACTCTGAGGAATACCTAAGCGTTCTGCCCAGATCTTATTAGTCTCTATAGCCTCATCACGCAGGGTTGTCAGAAGCTTATCAAGATTCTTGTTCTCTAAAGTTGTCAGAGGATTGTCAAGTATGCCGGTAAGACTAACGCCCAACAAAGATTCTTCTTCTGTATTAGTTTTCCAAATACCTCTCAGGTAGCGGAAGTTCGTGAGCGTGGCTTGGAGAGTACCCAAGATAGTCGCAATTCGTACTTTTCTCCGAAGAGTGTTAAGTGTATCTTGCGGTCTGATGACAACTTCTGAAAGGTTGCAGAATTGATTTGGTCTAAGGATGATTTCACTGCATGGGTTCGTTCCGAAATCTCGTTCACTATCTCGTCTACCGTTTCTTCCAGCTTGTTTTTTACTTGCCGCACGGCTGAATATTCCTCGTTCTCCGCTTTGTGATTCATGTAAGCTACTCCATTCTGCACTAAATAAATTAAAGGAAGGCTTGCTGGTATAGCAGGCGCTGTTATTTGCAAGGCCACGCTGTGGTTCTGTATTGTACCAAGCACCGTGCTTTGCTTGTCGGATATTATCATCCTGAAGATCTGAGAGGCTAATTAACGCACTACGCCTAACCCCCCCTACAACAACTATTTGAGCGATTTTACAGCAAAGATCGTGGCATTCAAGGGACGTAAGCTTTCGTCCAGCCGCCCCCGTAAATAATCTAACTGTAAATTTGAAGAGGTCGATAAGAGGTTCTGGGCCGCTTGCTCTACCTCCAAAAGTTTTGAGCGAGGAACCCGCAGGTCGAACTCTAGTTGTATCCCATTCTGGTATTTGACCTGAATACAACAACGATACCAATTCCCTAAACGATTTCGCCCATCCAATTTTTGAATCCGGTACGTGTATGACTGTATCTGTTGCATGGAAATCCTCTGCGATCTCTGGAAGTTTAGAAACGTATTGTTCTTCTACGCTATAACCAACACCTGTACCACACATAAGAACATACATCATTTCATCAAAGCAACGTGGGCTATCAATAGCAAGATAACTACAATTAAACCCTGCTACATTATCACGATCTAAAGCTTCACCAGCCGTCATCAAAGCCCTCATAGACGGCATGACTTCAAGATCGTGGATAGCTTTAAATATTTCTACACGCTCATCATCATTAAGTTTATCGCCCCAATATTTAATGTAGCGCGTTATTGTTTCTTTCCATGTTTCTCTACGCTCCTCACTTGGAAGGTATCGTGCGTAACGACTTTTGTGTATGTATTCTTGATAGGCGTCCAATGTTATTCCTCCATCTCGTCAATATTATTTAGGTCATTTACATTTAGTTTATATTTATTTCTTTTCTTTATTGGTTTATATTTACCGTCTACTTTTTCTTCGTGCTTTTTTCTTTTGTGACGACTAAATTTTTCTAGGCGCTCCTGCTTTCGATCATTCATCATCACCTATGATCTCCCTCTTTGAAACATCTATCCAGCTTTCTGGAATACTATCTTCAGAAAACCATCTAAAACCTTTAGAAGAAGCCCACTCAGAATGGTTACGTCTTGTACCATCCTTACGGCGCTTTGCTTGTGGCATCGGAGCATTGGGATCTGCAAATAAAAACACTAGCTCTATGTCTTCTGGTAAAGCTTTAGCAATCCACACATACTTATTATATTCTTGATGATCCCAGAAGCGGCCTTTAGCTTCAAGATATATCTTCTTGCCGTCTACTGTGCGGATGAAGTCTGGATGATAAGTATGCTCGACAATATATTCTGCCTTTTCAGAATGAATCTTCCAATCATTGAGGATGCCTGAGTGTAACTCATACTCCCAATTAGAATCGTATCCACGGACAGGTGCTTTATCGACAGGCCGTTTGACACGCGCCTTTCTATATCCTTTTTTTATTTTTGGTTTCAATGTAATGTTGGTATCCCTTCAAAATGTAAATGTAATATAGTATACAACTCAAACAAAAGATCATCATCTATTGTTTCTTCGTCTGCTAACTGCTTGGCGCAGAAAAAAATCAAAGCCTCTATTGTTAGCACTTTCATTTTAAGTCATTCATGCAATAACTGTCTAGCTTTTTCTGTGGGTTTTGTCTTAGCTTTCTTTTTAATTTACGCTTAACCCAACGTGGCGAAAATACAGAATTTAAAATGGTCTGTTTGCTCCAGTAATAGGCATTCTCAGGAACATATTCTTTGTAGTTTTTGCGTACAATCTGGGAGGCTTGCTCTTCCGATATAACACTACTGAGCCATTCAAGAAAGATGTCAATTGTTTTTTGATTTATTTTTTTAGAAAGGCGTCGATTCATTAAACACCTCCTCAACTCTTGGCGCAACCTCTACGTGGGTCAGGTACGTCGGCCCATTAGAATATTTAAAAACTCTAAGCCCTGTACCGTTGTTAGCATCTTTGTAGCATTCAAACTTATAAGCACAGTAATTACAGTTGCGATGTATTTTCATATTACCTTTCTTGCCTTCTGGCACAGACTCATAGCATCGTGGTGGAGGCGTAGCCAACTTCAAGGCTTTCTTTACAGTTTGTATTTGTTGGTTAATAGCAGGCTTGTCAAGCTCTTCTGGGCGATAAAGACATAGCTCCCCGCTCTCTTTGTTAATAACAAGGAAGCCTCCCTCAGAAGACTTCTCAGCCTCCTCATAGCCTGCAAGCTGTGACATATATCCGAAAGGATCGTCTTCGGCTAGGCGACCCTCACGGAATTTATTAAATGCAAACTTAGATGCAGTCTTTACATCAACCACTTCACCATCAATCTTACAATCAATGTGGCCTTTAATACCTTTGACTGTAATTTCTTTTTGCTCATCAGTGACATTATGTCCTGCGGCACGAACAAGCATCAAAAGAATTTCTTCTAGGATGTGACCATAAAGAAACTTTATCTGTAAAGATGGATGGGGTGTTGTGCTTTCTGTTGGTATATTCTGCTCATACCAAAGCTGTCTGGCAGGCCGACCAACATTAGACATACGCAGAGAAAACTCTGAGTTTCTTTCTGATGGTCTAGCCCAAGCCAGAAGGGAATCTTTGATACGTGATGCGGTCATGTCCAGATCTTCATCTGATAAATTAAATGCTTTACCTTCAAATAATTTACCAAGCTGTCCATATATATCGTCAACTAATGTGTCAAGTTTCACTCTCATCGCCTTCTTTTTTAAAAAATTCAGTTAATATTTTTTCAGCATCTTCAGGATTTATATGGAACCATTCGCCTCTGCGGTCATTTATTTTTTCTTCTAGTATATTATGTGCTTTCTTTTCAGACCCTCGCCTATCATCAGTTTCAAAAAATTTAAAAAGCTTATAGTCTCTAAATGGTGATCCTGTCTGGAATTGATTGACACGATCTTCAGCATCAACAGCCATCCCTACTTTACACCAGCCGGGATAAGCAGGGTTAGTCATTAAATATATATGACCACTCTTTACTTCGGCAAAAAGATTATTTACAGTTAATTTAATTTGCTCTAGGCCAGAAGGAACAAGCCCCATTACTGTAAAGGCCGCGTCCATACCAAACCTTTTATAAATTGAATTAAATGGATGGCTAGGATTACCTAGTCTGTACCTCTTACCATCCAGAGTAACCCTAGATTTATTTTCTAAATATCTTTTATAGGGGTATTTAGTGTGTTTCACTCCAGTTATCTCCTATCTTGTATTCACCATCAAGAGGACAAAATAATTCTAGTCCTACGCCTGCCTGCCTTATTGCATCAACCCCCAGTTGTCCTGTTGAATCAGCCACAGATTCTTTTACTTCTAACTGCCATTCGTCGTGTACGTTGCAGACAAAATGTGCGTCTAATGTATTGAGCCTGATTAGCTGATTAAGGTTTACCATCGCTTGCTTCATGACGATAGCACCGGCACTCTGAAGCAATGTGTTCAGTGCGGCATGTTCAGAACGAACATACAACTTACGCCCATCTAGTCCTTTGAGGAAACCTTTTGAAGCCGCTCGTCCAACCCTGTCTTTAAGATGTTTAAATGCAGGGAGATTATCGAAGAAACGCTTTCTAAGTTTCGTACCATCACGCTTATTTCCTCCGACCACACTACCAAGTTTCTCATCTCCTGCTCCGTACAAGAGTGCATAGATAAATGTTTTCGCCTGATTTCTTGATTCAAGTCCTGCAAGCTTTTGGTTAGCTGAGTGTATGTCTCCGTGGAGTATTTCATTTTTGAAGTCCTCATCCTTCATATAGTGTGCAAGCATTCGTAATTCTAAACCGCTGGCATCAATACCTACTAGCTTATAGCCGTCTGCCACAGTCCAACAAGCCCGACACTCTTTGCCGTAAGGCGCTGATAGGTTTGGAACCTGTGCCATGTTAGGGCTGTTGTGTGTCATACGTCCTGTGATAGTACCATTAGGATTTACAAAGCCACGAACACGATCATCTTCATGTGTCGCCTTCAACCAAGATTTAACCTGTGCTATTCGTTTCTGAAGTAGAAGATACTCAGCAATCAGTGTAGCTTCAGGAATATTTTTAATCTTGCTGAGTGTTGACTCATCTACAATAGGCTGACCTGTAGGCGTAAATCTTTTTGGCTTCCAACCAAAGTCAATAAGATACTCGCCTATTTGTTTACGTGACCCTAAGTTGAAGGGTACTTCTTCAATGCGAATAGCTTTACGCTTAGTGGCTATGTCTTCATACTCTTCTTGAGTTAGTCTG